CATCCATTATTTAGATACTGGAAGTATATTTAGAGTATGGCTGACGCTAAATATGACTCTGTAGTTTCAGCGGTCATATCTGCGTTTCAAAAGCGTGCTGACTTCGGAAAGGAAAAGTACGGAACCGATTTGGACCGTAAGGATTTAACTATTCTGGATTGGATTCAGCATGCTCAGGAGGAGAATATGGATGCTATTTTGTATTTAGAAAAACTCAAGCAAGAGTTTAAAACCCGTGAAGAGCGCGAGCGGCGTGTTCCTACTTAGTTGGAATAAGCTAATCCCGCCATCCCGCTCATGATACGCAGGATGTTGTAGTTCGTCGCATACACACGCACATTCCAGTTATTGTCAGTCGACTCATCGACAATGTAGTCGCCAGACAGATTCATGACAATCGTCGCAGTATCAATACGAGAGAAGTTGCAGGTTCCAGAAGGCTGCTGCTCCTCAGGCTTCAGCGCAAACGAGTACGAATAGATGGCCTGGTGACGAACTGGTTTCGTTGTTGTAGGTGTAGTGATACTACCTACCTGAGAAACATCAAATCCAGCAGGATTCATTGTACCAGTGTGGTGCTGATACACCTGGACCTTATTGAAGTAATCACCATGACGACGATCCATGCGGTCCTGGCCGTTAATCTGTATCCACTGCTCGAATATGGGTTGGTTGAAAGCTGCTGCGCTTGCCTGATTGGCATATGTATATGTGAAAGGAGTCAGACGATTTGCATCCGGACGAGGCACTCCACTGGTAGCGGCAGTTGTGGTACTATCCTTATCTGCGATCTTGCAGTTAGTGAAGCGCTCAGGCTGAACGACCCACACAAGTTCCTTGACAGGGTGGTTGAATGTCAGGTCAATACGAGTACTCGCAGCAGAAATACCCTTATCCTCATTGAACTGAACCTGCTCAATCAGGTACTCGTGAGACTCCTGTGCCATGCGACGGCGCTCATCCACATCGAGGTAAATGTAGTCAACATACAGCGCAGCGGAAGTAGGTGTGGGAGTCTTTGATGCGTTATCAAAGTTCGCAGCAATAAACTGAGGCTTGTTCCAAAGGATATTGATCTTCACCTCGTGGTACTGGAGCGCAATCAGAGGTAGAGCAGCTCCAGGATTCTTCGTGTAGAAGAAAGGTAGAGGCACATAGGTGATATTCGGATGAACCGGGCGACCGATACCAGATATACATGATGTCGTATCAGTCATTGTCATAGCACCAGCTGCTGACCCCAGACCAACCATCTGCCATAGCTTCTGGCTTGTGTTGTAATCGGAGGTCAGCGTGTCCCACAGGTACAGCCACTCACTGTACAAGCGGTCAATCAGCTGGCCACCAACTTCGAGTTCAACATAATCGAGCAAGTTGTATCCCAAACGACCCTGTTCGTTATTCCAAGAGAAAGCAGTATTATCCGTTCCATTGCGAGGTAGCTGAATACTCAAATACGTAGAATACACTAAATCGGCGTGGCGACCGAGAGTCGCGCTCTGCTTCTGACCCCACATGGGCATACCAGTCAAATTAATGCGAAAGGGCTCCATCGCAAAATTTGTATGGCGCTTGAAGAGGCCCTTCCAGAAGGTAATCTGCGGATTTCCACTTAAGTATGCGTCCTGAGCACCGTGAGCAACTAGTTGGAGTAGACCACCACCCATTTGTCTTTATATGTAGGAAGTTTGATTTTTTTAACGACGCGAGGAGCGACGACGAGTCTTACGACGACGGCCTCCGATCTCCTCTTGGGATTCAGGGCCACCAACACCGCCCTTACGAACCTTCATGGGCGAGAATGCCATCTTGTCTTCGGCGTCATCCTTCATACTGGGACTCGATGGCGCATCAGGCTTTACGGGAGGTCCTGGCGGTAAATAAGCACCTCCCTTCTTGTACGTCTTCTTGGCCGCCAGAATGACCTTCTTCAGACCATCACCCTTCTTGTACATACCGCGCGACTTCATCTGCTTCATCGTCTTCTTTACGTGGGTAAGCCACTTATTCGCCATATTGTATGTTTTATACCTGAGATTTTATGATTTGAAGAGGAGTTTTCGAAAGGAATTTATCACGTCATCTGGAACGCGCTCCTCCATCGGAACACCTGTCAAACAGCAATAGTGAAAATACATACAATACATGCCACATTCAGAATCCTTGTACTGGTGACGAGTCTTGTTGTAAGTTAGTACCATCGGTTTAGAATGAATGCCTGTCTTATCCCACGATTCCTTCCAACGTTTCATCAGCTTCTTGATTTCAGGTTCCGGACGCTGGGCATAAGAATCAAAATATGTAAAACGACCATATTCAAGTTCTGGACGAATATCACAATATACAGCGACCCAATGTTCGCCAGGACCTGTACTTACGTCGGTATTAAACACGATACCAATACGGTTCTTACCCTGCTTAGCAAGCTCCCGAATGTCTATCGAGCACAAAGCACTGACTAAGCACTTACCAGTTTCTGATTTTGCATCAAAGTCCATCGGAAATGTTCCAATGTGAACATAACCTTCAAAAAGTTTCTCATAACGCTTTTCAAGTTTATCAATATCCTCACTCGAGAGCCATTCTTCGGGGTTCACGCTCCACTGAGAAGGTGCCTTTGGGCGTGCCAATAATGATGTTATGATACATTCGGCCCTTCCAGTTTTACATTTGGAATGAAGACGGTGTTTTAACTCATTCCAAACTTCATCTATATTTGTTCCTTGAATAGGCGACTCTCTAGGATGTTCCTCGTTATATACATCACGCAGTCTCTTGACTTCGGCTTCATCGAAGTACATCTCCTTACTCTGAAAACGGATTTAACTTTTCAATATTAGACAGAGTATACCAAGATGTCTTCCCTAATTCCGACCCTCAAGGCTCGTCTCCAGTCCTATCGTGCGATTGACGACGAACTGCAGGAGCTGAACAAGAAGATATATACGCTTCGGTCAACGCGAAAGGATATTGAAAGTGAGATGGCTAACATTCTAAAGCACCCTGAGCTGAGTGGAATCGATGTATTGAACTTGGTTGAAGACGGGTCAGTTGTAAAAATCCAGCGTCCCGGTTGGAATAAAGCATGGGGATTGTCCAAGAAGGAACTGAAAGCGATGCTAGATTCATATTTCGAGTCTACGAGTGTCTACGGCTCCACTGATTGCTACGACTTCATTGTCAGTTCCATGAAGCCAAAACTTGTATCCACAGAGTTCAACTTCACGCGTGTAAAAAATGACTGATACAAATAATGGATGAAGAAATGAATACTGTTAGACGTTCTGAGCGCGGGAGTATTCCAACTGCGATAGTTGCTGAAAATCGACAGATAGCAGATGCAGCAGCAGCAGCAGCAGCAGTACGCAAAGATAAAAGACAACGAGAAGAGGTCGAAAGTGCCGCACGTATAATATACGGATTTAATAAACAATCACCATCGGGCATCGGCGTTCCTTTTTTACCCTCAGCGCAAGGAGTCAACCCGTACGAAGACCGAATGGGTGCTATTATTAAAACTGTATTTCCACAAGAGGTACTAGATGCGTGGCAGAAGCCTGGTCGTGCTATTTATGAAGGCTCTTCCCCGCCAACACAATGTAATAATACAATAGGACCGGCGACCAAGGATACAGTTTGCTGGTTGTGCGGTATAAAAGTCAATCTTGCTAAAACTAAGGTCAGAAATGGTATGAAGCCTATCTGCGAACATGTATTACCCATCGCACAGGCTGTATTCTTTTTAGGTTTATATTCAACTCGTACAGTTCGACCATCCGAAGGCATGCCTGCTATATCCGACGAGATTATTAGACTAGAATACGATTGGTCGCATGAGGTGTGTAATGGAGAAAAGTCGAATATCGTTTTAATAAAAGAAGTTCGCTTGGCCGATGGAACGCCTAGTTGGGCTCCAGACACTGACGCTATAACTGCCTTATTGAACAAGATTGAGAATAGTGTACGAACGGATTCTGGAACTTTAAGGAAGCTAATATCAAACACTCCTGGATGGTTAGCAGCTAGAGAGACTGCTATTTTTGCTCGCGTAAAGAAGGTTACTGATTTCATCAATCGCCCTGCAGAACCTGGGTTTGGAGACTTAACAGACCTTGCAGGATGGGCATCTCTCGTAGATCCAACCAGTATGACTGATGCGTTTTTAGAACAGATTAATGTACCTTTACCTGACCATGTTACGACTAGAACGCAGAAAAGGAGACTTAGCCAAGGTGCTCGTAGAAAACGAAATCGGAAGACGCGGCGTATTCGCAAGCATTAATCATGACGTATAATCCGTACAACTCAAAGAATCGTCTATTTAGCCAGACAGATATTCAGACGATTCTGGACACATACGGATTGAAATTTACAGTTCGAAATGTTCAACATTATCAGACCGCAATGGTACATTCATCATATGTAAAAAGAGTAGAATATACGACCCCAACAGGAGAACTGACAGAACTTTCTGTTCGACCGACCAACTGTCTGGAGCTGTTTGATGAATCATACGAAAGATTGGAACATCTCGGCGACTCAGTACTTGGGGCTTGTGTATCCACGTATTTGATGATTCGATTTCCATCTGAAAACGAAGGGTTCCTTACTGATTTGAAGAAAGAGATTGTTTGCAACGAAACGTTGGGCAAACTAAGTAAAATCATTGGACTAGAACAGTTCTATGTTATTTCTCGGCATAACGAAGACATCTGCTTCGGCCGTTCTAATGTCAAAAAACTTGGAGATATCTTGGAAGCATTCATTGGGGCTTTGTGGATGGATAGTAGCCACGATTTCCAAACAGTGTATACGTTTGTCATCTCACTGATTGAAAAGTATATTGACATTCCAAAACTATTGCTGAACAACAGAAACTATAAGGAACAGTTTCAAAAGATATATCAGTCGATGTATCATTTGACCCCTACATACACGATGGTTTCTTTGGAAAATGGCATGTACACAATGGCAGTTGTAGACCATCTTGGAAAACAACTGGGTGTTGGTACATCATCTACTAAAAAACAGGCTGAACAGTTCGCAGCAAAAGAATCCATTAAACATTTTCAAAACTAAGTGGAAATAGACATCGTCGTCTTGGAACGAGGAATGTGCCGAACAAGTAGCTCTCGCTGTGTTCCTCCAACTGACATATCATCTGCTCCCTCCGGAATTCCTTCAATCGAACGAAGTACCTCAGCTACACGCTGGGGCTGGTCAGCAAACTGTAGCAGTAGCTGGGTACGAATATAGTTTCGACGGAGAGGTGGACGGCTTGTGCGAACTGACCTGCGAATATTGCCCAGCCCAGAGCCCTCTAGTGCCAAGTCATCAATATTATTATCACGCATAAACTCCAGGACAACGCCGGATAGCTTAGTCTTCTCATCTCGAATCTTTTTGACTTCATTTTGGAGTTCGCGAATACGATCATCCATGCTGATCCACTGTTTTAGCGTGTTGCGAACTTTCTGCGTCGCATCGTCGTCCATTTAGTACCCTTATGCCGTCTCGTTGAAAGTCGTTTGCGAGCCTGTCCGACGGGCGCACGAGGTTTTGCTGCTTCCTGAATCTTATTTGAAAGACTTTGAAGATTTGAAGTTTCAGGCAGGGCTCGGTCTTTCATTTCAACCGCTCGATTCACATTTTCGTTTACTTTTGAGATATTAGATTGTACCTGATTATTGACATTTTCAAGCAGAGTTGCAATAGTTGCAATAGCTTTTACAATATCATTTGCTACCTTCTGACGCTTAACCTCCATTTTGGCTACAAATCGATTTCCTTCCATAAATATGTCGGCAATCATATCACCGGCAGGAGGGGGTATTGCTCGTAAAAACGACTCAATCGCTACTGTAAAGTCCTGACGACTGAACGCAACCATCGCAATCATAGGCCAGACTATTGCTCCATAAATCGCAGCCATGATAAGCCCGACTAAGCTGGCGTATGGTACTGGTAACAGACCCATCATAAAAGGAATCTGTTTCTGAATGGATTTAGTAATAATCTTGCCACTGGTCACCATAAAATCGAGGCCGACGCTCAAGATACTACCAAAAACAGGGATCGATTCCAAATAACTCGCAAAGAAGATAATCATAAACAGTCCACGCAACATAACGCGAGCATATGGAGATGTTACGGCATCTAGAAACCATTTGATGCGAGGACCCATCCAATCTTCACTATCGATAGCCATTGCAGGCGCCATTGAGATAGGAGTTGTAGTCGTAGCAGGTACATTTGCGTTCAAACCTTTTGCAAACGATGGTATCTTCAAACCACCATCTTGTTTGCTTTTGAACTTTTGGAGTTCTGCGTTAAATTTAGGATCCCTCCTCAATCCCAACATAACAAGATTGAATCTTTCGTCAAAATCTGGAGGAAGTGGAACCTTATTGGCTTCCAGAACATCCTTCAGACCCATTGTGTTAAAACTGATATTTAAAATAAGTATGGACATAATGACTTCAAACATTAAATGGAACTCGCAAATCGAGCGAATAATCGCTGAACAAGGGGAACGGGCGTTATGCTACACATGGCTTCATACCCAGTCTGAAAAGCGCTATTCTACATTCTATAACTATATTGCGCTACCAACCATTGTGCTATCAACGGTTGCAGGAACAGCAAGTATTGGTTCCCAAACATTATTTAAGGATCCTGTTGCGTCTAGTGTAGGGATTGGAGCGCTAAGTTTAATAGTTGGTGTCCTGAATACTGTATCTACGCACTTTGGATGGGCTAAACGTTCAGAAGCTCATCGACAGACAGCTGTTGCATATTCAAAAATCCATCGATTCATTCTGGTCGAACTATCTTTGCCTCGGCCTGAACGTATTCAAGCAGGTGATATGTTGAAAGTTGTTCGAGAACAGCTAGACAGGCTGCAAGAAACTAGCCCACAAGTTCCAGATTTTATCATTTCTAAGTTTAAAAAGTCATTTGGGTCAACTACTCCAGAGTTAAGCAAACCTGAAATTACTAACGGACTAGACCCAATCGATGTTTACGTCGAAGGTATGTCTCCAGAGGCATTCAAAACTTCCACCGCTTGTCACATTCCAGACACGCAACAAACGTCGTCATCGGCTCGTCCGCGGATCGAGTCTGAAGCTGATAATAATCACATTTAGATAGTTTCTTGCAACCTGAGCACCACATGAACATGGAAGCAGCCTGGTCTCCTTTGTAAAGTTTCTTTTCCTTCTCGATGATTCGTTCTATGACATCCTTCCATCGAGACGGACAGAGTTCCATTGCGTTCATTTCAGCTACAGCTTGAAGACTAATCTCTTTTGATTTTATTTTTTCAATCAAGTTCTGGTTATTCTTAACATAACTATCATCACCTCGCAAGTTCTCGTACAAAGTTATGGCCCTGCTGCGATACATGTTCCAAAATGTTCGATTTGACCAATCTACGTCGATACATTCTTTTGTTGCTCGTTCTACCAGTGCTTGAAGCATACGAAGTTCAAACTCAGTTGCTTCCTGTTCATCCTCGAAAATTTCTGTAAAGTTTTCAATAACCTTTTCGCGAATAGCACATGATACAAAGACATCTCGAGTCTTTACAGTTGCTACTTTAGCAGGGCGTGAGACTGGAACTGGAATATCGACAGATTCTTCGTCGTCCAAAGTTTCTACTTCGTGTTCCTCTTCCTCAACTTCATCTGCAATCGCTTCGTCATCCTCGTCAACTGCGAATGTCCACTCTTGGTACAGTGTCTCGTAATCATCCGCACGCAAATCGACATAGTTTGATACTGGAAGCTCATATTCATCCTGATTATCGTTTTCGGTTGACAGAACAATAATCGGGCTGGTATACGCTTCTTCATCGTATGGAGCCGGTAGCATGTGTGTATTCTCATCATCTTCAGACGTTGATGCGAATATAGTTAGCCATCTGGACTCGTTGGTAGGGTCCTGTAGCTTGCCTTGAAACTGAATGGTTTGAAGCTTGTACTTTTTACGAATCCATTCAAGAACATCAGCAGTCTTCGCAGGAATCTGTAGGTCCGAAACGTTCCCGTTCAGGGCAATGACTACTCCGTATGTCATTCTTAGATTCTACAGTCTTCGAATCTTTAGGTCCGTTTTTTACGAAGAAAACGGATTATATTATATCGACGAATAATACAGCAAAATGTCAAGTAAGTACATCCCCCCTGCATTGCGTAATAAGAAGGGCGAAGAGCCTGTCAAAAAACTACCAAGCATCGACGAGTTTCCTTCACTTGGTTCATCGACTGTACGTACGAAGACTGGATTTGCTCCGACTAGATCATTTGCGGTTCTAGCAAGTGAATGGAATGAGCACGCAGAAGATGAAAAGATTAAAAACGAAACTCAGGATTTGATGTCTCGCCGTGAAGCTAACGTTCGGGAACGTGATGCCAGAAATGTAGTTACGTTCCGACAGACGGAAGAGCAAGATAATAGTTATTACCTAGCCGAAAACATTGAAGCAGAGCAGGATACTACTGACGACTGGACTACCATCGAGAAGAAGCCTAAGCGAGAGTTTAGTATCGAAGAAAAAATGGCACGAGATATTCGCCATGAAGCCGAAGAGAAGGCTATGGAAGATAGTAGTGTTTGGAATGTTCAGCACGGAGACGATTGGGATTACCGAGATCGCCGAACAACTCACTGAACGGCTTGTCCTGAACTTTTAGCGTACTGAATCATCTTCCAAATATATTCTCGAATCGTAGCACCCATCGATTGAACTACCATCCAATACTGAAGGGCATATTTTTGTCCGAATGTCCACCCATAGTAGATGGCAGCTGCCGATAGTAGCAAATAGATAATACCATTCAATACATCTGTCCAAGATGTACCCTGTCTGGCATTCAATGTCTTTGTAGGTGGACGAACAGGATTCACAGGAGCCCCTTCCATTTATGTAATAATGACTATTTTGTATATAATAAGTAATATGGATCTCGAAACCACCTATGCGGTTTCATACAGCATGCTGATACTAGCAATCGTTGGGGCCTTGCTGTTTTCTGCCCGTCCAGCTGGACCCCCGAGTGCCCCACTAACCGATTCATTGCCAAACACAGATACCGTAAAAAAATACGGTCGCTTTATTGGCATGGGTATTCCATTCGTGCTTCTAGTGGGTGGTCCCTTGATTGACATCTATAACCATGAGTTCAAGTATGCGAGTGTTAGCGTTGTAGGAGCTATCGCAATGGGTTTGGGCTTCCTATTTCAGCGTGTCATTCGCGGACCTGACGCTTTCCTTTCCAGCACAACAGTTGCAACCGCTGCCATGATAACGTTTTTATTACATGATATATGGATTCAGTCGAGCGCATATAACTTCCAGTTGATTTCTACATTACTGGGAGTGCTCGTCATGGTATTACAGCTCGTGCATAGCTCATCAGGGCCCGTGTTTTCGAGTTCCCTGTTGAACGATTTATCCGGTGCTGGTTTGGGTGTTGGACTGGGTGCTCTTGGATGGGCGTTCTTCTGGACATTTTACCGCACGCGCCTCCCAAATAGCGTTCTATCGAATAAGTCTAAAGAGAAGAAATAGACCGCAGAGCATTACGTAGAATACGATAGTAATGTACCATGGCACTTCCTGAATGTTTTTCAGTATAAATTTGGGACCCTGCATCGCTGTACGCAATAACAACAATCGTGGGAACCAACTTTACACCTAGTTTTTGAGCAAGACCATCGGCATCGTCGTGTGTATTGACAGTAATCCACCTAACTTGACCAAACTCTTCCTTAAGGTCCTCGACTGCTGGCTTGATAACCTTGCAGGGACCGCAAGTAGGCGACCAGAAATGATACGCTACAACACTCATTCTTGATTATTATCTACGATGATATGTGAAGATGCTACGAGACGATATAGGGTGGATCTGTGTAGCTTCTGTTTTACTACTTCAGTTCCGTTTTTCTTACATGTTTTCCCATATGCCTGTATGACAGCAATGTGAAGCGCTTCTTTATCAATCTTATCCAAGTTTGACATACACCAACTCACGAGTTCAGACTCTGTTATCGGAGGACCCATGAGTTGCAACGGGGACCCTTCAATCTTCTTTATTTCAACAGGAACAGGAACAGCTTTCTTACCGTCCAGCACTTCTACTGCCATCTGGTCAACAGTTGCATTATGACGACTGTACTCATCATCTCCTCCGGTGTGTGCCTTTACCCAGTTAATCGAATGAGACTGAAATAAAATAAGACGACCGCTAATCTTTTCAATCAAATCACGGTTTGCAACTGGTTTACCCTCTGCTGTCTTCCAGCCCTTCTTAATCCAACCTGGAATCCACTTAGTTATACAGTTCCGAGAGTAATCGGAATCGGTGTAGACGAATAGGTCCACATCCGACGCGGTGAAGGACGATAACGCTTTCTCGACGCACGAAAGGATCGCGAGGAGTTCACCCCGGTTGTTCGTCTGTGGCTGGTCGTCCGGAACCCGTTCAGCGTGAGAAAGCGATACATGCTCTGGAAAGTAATAGGCGTACGAGGCGCGGGCTCCCTTCTTACCGTTATTACTACAAGCTCCATCTGTATACGCTACTACCTTCATATAATATCTATGCGGGGTTTATGAATATGATTATTAATCCGTTTCATAATACATCGGCTCATTATAGCAGATTGTAGCTGTGTTGGGTCTTCAATGTGGAACCATACGCGACATTTGAAAGAACGCTGTTCCAAGGACCGACGCAATACCTGCTGGCACGAAAATGTCAAAAACTCAGAATGAAGAACTAACAAAATACGAAAGCGAGAGCTGGATTTACGAGTAATCCAATCTTCGAACCACGGTGAAAATGTTTCGACAGAATGTAGTTTAGCAGCATCCACTACTTCAAACTCACACGAAGCCCTATGCTGAGATTTGTATGCGTTCCAGATTTGAAGCGTTTGAGAATCATTCAGAGCCTCAAACAGGATATAATGCGGTGGAGGAAACTGAAGAGCCATTATGATGACACATAAAATACTATGTAAACGGGCTACTAGGCGTCGGGGACGGGTGCGACGATCTTCTTAATGGGCATTCCGGCATCCACAATATACAGCGAGTTTTCAGTCATAATAATGTAGCACGATTCGCACTTGTACACGTTCTGAATCGTGGAGGTATACTCCTCATTTGACTTCACAAGAAACTTTGTATTATCAGGCTGGACTCCAATACAGCATGTCTTCTCAACACTCATGCGATAGTAATCAAGATAAATAGGCTTATCCTGTTCAATCGCAACCTGTGA